GAAATCATTTCTAAAAGACTAGAAAGAGTTATCTAAACAGGTGGGGGCAAATGAACGAAATAATTCCAATTAAAAGTCTTGAAATTAAGATTGATAAAAATTCAAAAGCACCTCATGTT